ATATTTGAACCTGCAGTTAATAAGGTATTTACTTGGTCATCAATATACTCAGCCAAGTTTGATGTAACTGCTTGATTAGAAGCATTACCTATAAATATATCTCCATCATCTAAGTTAGGTACTGCATTACTTCTACCTGCACCTTGAACAAATATTGCACCATCTGATGCGTGACTTCTTGTTACCTTTGCGATTTTTTGAAGTAAAGAACTTTCTCCTGTAGGAGGAGTGTTAACTAAAGTTCCAGAAGTTGATACATAAAGAGAATCTCCAACTGAGAACGAGGAAGTGTCTAAACCTACAAATTTACCAAAAGTTAATATTGATACTGCTGAATTATTAGTAGCTGAAGCAGTTGTTATACCAATTGCTGGCATTGTTCCAGAACCATCTGCATCTGCTTGTGCTACTGTAAATTCTGTTCCAGAACCAGATTGTCCAGATATATACACTGGTACACCTGCACCAATTGTAGAACCTGTTTCATTCTTACTAGATAGTATTATTGCACCATCAATATCTCCTGTTACATCACCAGTAACATTACCAGTGACATTACCAGTGACATCTCCAGTCAAGGCTCCTTCAAAAGTGCCTGCTACAAATGTCTCACTACCAACAGTCCATTTATCATCTGTCTCGTTCCAAATTAAAGTTTTATTTGTAGAAGTACCACGCTCTATTTCTATACCACCATTTTGTGATGGTGTTCCTGTTTCGTTACTGTTGAGAAGTATTACATTATCAGCAAGATTTATAGTTTCAGTATTAACTGTTGTTGTTGTACCAGAAACTGTCAGGTCTCCAGATACAGTAAGGTCATTAAATGTAACATCGCTTGTTGTAGCAACAGCCTGACCAATGCTTATTTGACCAGAAGATAAAGTTACTCCTGTACCTGCTGAGAAATGAGCTCTAGTTTCTGAAGCACTTGGTCCTGTATAGGTAATTACACCTGTTCCTGAATCGTATGATAAAGAACCATCACCACCACTATCTGTAACAGATATAGCACTTCTAGCCCTTGCATTTGTAAAGTAAAGGTTAGAACTACCTTCTGATAAATCATCTGTATCACTGTTTACTAAAGATACACCTTGAACAGAAACAACTGCATCTCCACCCATACCTGAGTGAGCTGAACAATAATAATAAAGTGTATCTGCTGTTGCTGCGTCTACAACTATTTGTGTGTAAGCACCTGATTGACCAGGAGTACCATTGTAAGTAACTCCTGTAGTGTATTCAGAGCCACTAGCGTGTGTTCCATTTGCTGTAGTAGAAAATTTAAATGGATGTCCATTATTAGAACTATCACTTGTATCAAATCTATATGTCACACCAGGTACTAATTGTATGCTTGCAGTAGTTTCTCCGTCTAAATGATATTTATTACCACTAACATCAGCTACTGTTACTTCAAATTCTATAATTGCAGTGTTGTCTTCAAAATTTATTGTTTTGTTAGTTAAAGTATCTGTAGAAGTTTCTGTAACAACTGTGCTATCTATAGATATTGCACCTGAAGAAAAGTCAATACCTGTTCCACCACTTAAGTAACTTTCTACTCTTGCATCTGTGTAATATAAGTTTGTAGAACCTTCATTTACATCATCAGTATCTTTTGTAGCTAAATCAGTATCAAACCTAGCTGATGTGTAATAAAGGTTTGTGCTTCCTTCAGTTAAATCATCAGTATCTTTTGTAGCTAGTCTTGTATCAAATCTTGTATCTGTGTAATAGAGATTTGTACTTTCAGTAATGTCTGCTGTATCAAGAGATAATGTTCCACCTAAGCTAACTGAATTACCAGCAATAGTCATAGAACTATTTGTTAATGATGAATTAGGTATCGATGCAAGTGCTATGACACCTGTTGTATTATCGTAAGTTACACCTGTATTTGTAGTTGCTGATATACCAGTTAAGGTAATAAAGTTTGTGTTTGTATTATCATAATTAGCTAAATCATCATCTACTGTATAGCTAATAGAATTAGAACCATCATCATAAGATACAGTAATTCTTGTTTGAGTTCCAGCAGTAAATGCATCATTAATTGCATCTTGTGCGTATTCATCAATATCAGATTTAACTTCTGAAATATCAAAACTAAAATCAAAATTACCAGATGTATTAGCAATTGTTACACCTGTACCACCAGTAAAAGTAACTGTTCCACCAAGAGCAGTGCTTGTTGATGTTGTACCATCTGTAAAAGATATTGAACTGTTTGCTAATTGTGCATTAGGTATTGATGAGGTTCCAAATTCTCCAGTTGAACTGTTGTAAGATAGACCAGAGCCTGAAGCAACTGAAAGTGAATTTCTAGCTCTTGTATCTGTGTAATAAAGATTTGTCGTACCTTCAGATAAGTCATCTGTGTCAGCAGCGGCTAATTTAGTATCAAAATCTGTATTTGCTCTTGTAGAGGTATAATAAAGATTAGTTGAGCCTTCAGCTATGTCGTCAGTATTGTGATTACTTACATCAGATACAGTGCCTGTTACATTTCCTGTTAAATTACCAATAAATGTTGATGCAACGAAGTCGTATGAACCTACTGTCCATCTATCATTACTTTCATCCCAAAGAAGAGTAACATTTGTATCGTCACCTCTCTCAATTTCAATACCACCATCTTCTGTAGCAGAACCAGTAGCATTGGAATTAAGAGTTATTGTATTGTCAGCTAAGTTGATTGTTTCTGTATTAACAGTAGTAGTAGTTCCTGATACAGTTAAGTCACCAGAAACAATTAAGTCATTAAAGGTTACATCACTTGATGTAGATACTTCCTGTCCTATGCTTATTTCACCAGATGATACTGTAACTCCAGTTCCACCACTGAGGTAGCTATCAATTTTTGTGTCAACTCTTGCATTTGTAAAATATAAATTTGTAGAACCTTCGGATAGGTTGTCTGTGTTCTTTGTAGCTAGACGAGTATCAAAATCTGTATTCGCTCTAGTAGTTGTGTAGTAAAGATTTGTGCTACCTTCTGTTAGGTCATCAGTATCCTTAGTTCCAAATTGTGTATCAAACCTAGCATTTGTGTAATAAAGATTCGTTGAACCCTCGCCAATGTCATCAGTATCTAAAGTTAAACTACCACCTAAAGAAAGTGAATTAGTATTAATAGTTACACTGTCATTAGTAAGCATTGCATTCGTTATGCCACTAGCTTTTACTTGTAATGTGTCTGAACTTATTTCAATTGAGCTGTCATCTACATTTACAGATATTGTAGGTGTTTGTTGTTCTCCTGATGATATATCAATAGCTAAACCAGAACCAGCAGTAATACTTTCGACATAATCACCTTCTGTATCTGTTCCTAAATTTAAAGGTTCATTTACCCAAGCACTACCATCATATCTAATTATGTCACCAGTAGACAATGATGATATTGTTACATCAGTTAATTCTGATAACTCATTAGCTGTTTCTACTTGTGCTGTAACATAGTCAATAACAGAAGCTGTTGTTGGTAAAGATGTATCATTATCATTGGAAGTAAATGTTTCAGTAGATGTAACTATTGTTGATACATTGACACTGTCTAAAGCAAGAATTGATAAGTTAACACCATTAAATGTAGGATTATCACTAGAACCTAAACCAAGAGAAGCTCTTGCTGTTGCACCACTTTCTACAGTCCACGCTGAACCATTAGAAACAATAAAAGCACCATCTGTATGAGATAGTCCTGCTATTGTTGCTAAATCGGAATCATATCCTTGAACATCAACACCTATTGCAATTCCTAGTGCAGTTCTTGCTCCAGAAGCACTTACAGCACCAGTACCACCATCATCTATTCCTATAAATTCAGCAGCTTGAAATTCAGCAAAGCCAATGGCGTTATTACTACCATCATAATTAACTCTTACTGGTGTTTTTTCTGCCATTATTCAGCTACTTCCATATCGATAATATCATCAGTACCACTACTATCAACAAAGGTAAGTTGTAAGGTTGAGTTATCAGTTTTTGCTGGCATTAATACATCTTGTGTGGTTCCAGAAGTTGTTAATACAGGAATACTTCTAGTGCTAACACCTACAACACCACCACTACCAGAAACTGGGTCTGATGTTGCTACATTAAAAAACTTATTCCTTAAAGGCACACCAGAATTTTCTCCTAATTTGGTAACTACAGGCACCTTACCTACCATTGATAAAGTTTTAGGTACTTTACTGTTTACTTTAACAGTTTTTGTTGAAGTATCGGTTATTATACTTATCTGGTCTCTGTCTGTTTTATATCTATTGTCCATTGTTGTTTCATCATCAGAATCAACTGTTAATGTATCACTTTCAGCACTTGCTTGAATAGTATTTTGATTAGTACTTGCTATTTGTGAAAAAGCACTTTGATTTAAATCTCCACTTGTACTAGCAGCAATAGTTATTTGGTCTGTTGTTGAATCAGAGGTTATAGTAACATTTGAACCTGCAATAAGCTCTACTGTATCTGTTGCGCTATCTGCAACAATATTGTTACCACCAGCAGTAATAGTTTTAAATGCATTAGATGCACCACCACCAGTTGAAGATATTGTTATAGTGTCAGTACTACCATTTGTATCAAGTGTTATACCTGTACCAGCAACAAATGTAAGGGTATCTCCTGTTTGGTCTGCTTGTATAGTATCATCACCAGATACAATAATATTTCCAAATGCTTGTTGTTGAGTAGGTAAATCAGTCCAAGATACATTTCCATATCCGTCTGTTTTTAGAACTTGATTTGCTGAACCAGTATCCCCATTCAGTTTTAATTTTGCTGATTTTAAGTCAAAATATCCATCAGTTGTAATCTCTGCACGAATAGTAGAATCTGTTGCAAATATTAATTTTTTAGATGCAACAGTACCAATAACAAAAGGACCATCTGATATAACTGTTTGACCATCTAAGTATAAATTATAACCAATTTCATCACCATTGCTATCAGTAGTAGTGTCATCAATATGAACTATTGCATTTGATAATTGATACCCATGAGGGTCACCATTGCTGTCTAAAGAAAATATATGGTCGTTGTAGTCTGTAGAACCAGCTATTCGCTGGGAAGCATCAAAAGTTGTATCAATCGCCATTTAGCACATCATCCTGTATAACAGGTAGTTCACTACCTAATGTGCCTCCATATTGCTTATATAAGTAACGCAATCTTTCTATTTCTGCCTTTAAAGCTGTAACTGTTTCATACCAATTATCATATTCTGAGTGACCTTTTTCTAATTTATCTACGCAAAGCTCAAAATGTAATTGTTCTGCTTCTGCCATTCTTGCTAACAAGTATGTTTTTTTAGCTTCGTGGTCCATGAATTGATAGTTTATATCATAATCAGCCATTATCCCTCCAATGCTTCTACTCTAGCAGTTAAATCTGAAATCTGTGTGCTTAGTTCTTGTACTGCTTTTACTAATGGTGCTAATAATTGTGAGTAATTCATATTGTAAGAATCAGCTTCGTTATCATAATCTATAAGCTCTATATCAATATCTGGTTCTGGTGGTGTTTCAATTAGTTCTTGTGCAATAAAACCCCATAGTTTTTTATCGCCTGTTGTTTTAATTGATATTGTTTCACATGCACAATAAGTCTTGTCAATTATTACGCCTTCTTCGTTTGTTACATCTTCCCAACAATTTCCACAATTGTCATTTCCTTCTTGTACAATACAACCACATATAGTACATTCGTTTTTATATTTAGGTATCCATTCAAATTGAACAGGTCTTAAAGTATTTAAGTAATCTAATCCATAAGGAATATCTTCTATATTTTCTTTCAATCTTTCATCAGAAGCAGTAGATACACCATTTGAAGCGTATAATCTATTAAACCTATTATCTGAAAAACCTATAAAACCATTACCATCATTATCTGTAGGATGAAAAATATTTGAGCCAACATTTATAGTTCCACCAAATGTAGGGGTGCCATTAAAAGTTGTTGTAGTGTTCCAAGTATAATTTTGCCCACTTTGTGATATACCATTGTAAAATCTTCCTGTAGTTCCACTACCAAGAGTAATACTACCTCTTAATCCACCTGGGAAAAGTGCTTGTACTGCAGTAGAAGAACTAACATGTGTACCACCACCATGAGAAAATGTTATTTCATAAGGGTTTGTATTGACAGATAAAGATATTCCAGAACCAGCTTTAAATTCAACACCATAACCAGATAAAACATTTAAATTATTACCATTTCCTTTTAATATCCATTTTTCATAATCATCTAAATTACTATGACTGTGACTACCAATATTCGATATATCTGATTCTGTGTGACTATGAGAACTACTTGCAAAACTTGTATGGTCACTATCTGCGTGAGCACCACCAGCAGCAGACCATTCCAGACCATTGGTGGTTCTAGTTAATACTTCACCAGAAGAACCAAATCCATCGTATACTTTTAAGCTATTTACCTCTATATGTCCATCTACTTCTACATCACCATAAAAATAAACATCATTGTTTTGTGCGTTAATTCTGTATATATCTACATTTTGGTTTGATATAGTCAATTCATAAATAAATCCTAATGGGTCTGAATTATAACTTCTTCCATCGCTAATATTACTATCAGCAATATATGCAGCATTAAATTCTATATCTTGAGTACCAGCACCATCAAATGTTAAGTTAGGGTTTGCTGATGCACCAGATAATACAAATTTATCACCAGCACTTACAATTATTTTATTTCCAGAAGAATTAGAATTTAGATATAAGTTGTTGTTAGATTCGTATATTTGAGCAGAACCAATTTGTATACTTTGTGTTCCATCACTAGGAACATCGCCCTCACTAGCACCAGATGCTTTAATTCTTATATCAATACTATTAAATTCTGCATCTCCATCTGCACTTATTCTCCAACCTGAAGTTCCAGATACAAAATTTCCTGCGATAGTTCCATCATTGTTTAGATATATATATTGACCACTAGAATTTTCTGAACGCATATATGTGCTTCCTAATTCCCAACCTGCAATCTCTCCAGATACAGCTGTTAAGGCACCATCTTTAGTTACAGAAAATACAGGTGTATAACTTAAGCTATCAAAATCAGTAGTACCACTAACACCAAAATAAAAATTACCATCACTATCTATATGTATTGCCATAAATTATCCTATATGTACCGAGCCTGCGTTTATGTTAAGTGTACCAGCAATTGTTGCACCACTAGCTGTTAACACACCAGAATTTGAAACAGTGAATGGTGCATCTCCATAATTTGCATGACCAAGCCACATATTTCCATTGCTATCTACATTAAATACTGCGTTACCAGAACCAATACTAATTGTACCTGCTGATAAGTCACCTCTAAATGTTCCATCATTAAACTCTACTGAACCATCTGCATTTAATTTAAAACCTGCACTACCTTGTGTGTAATTAGCTTGAATGTAAGCATTACCACCATCTATTTCCATAGAGTTTGAATTACCATCATCTGCTGATAGTTTATCGCTAGCAATTGTCCAACCACCAATATTTCCAGTTGTAGCTGTTACATTACCTCTAAATACTGCATCATTAAATTCTGCATAACCATTGGGATAACCAGTATCTTGTTTTCTAATTGTCCAACCAGATGTTCCAGCAGAATAATTATCTGATTCAATAAGATTTCCTATTTTTGCATTAGTAATAGCAGCATTAGCTATCTTTGCAGTATCAACTGCTAGATTTCTTATTTTTGAAGTTGTAATAGCAGCATCATCAATGTTGGCTGTTAATACTAAAGAAGCACTTGCTTGTTGCTCTGGAGAAGCATCAGATTCATTACCAGCCAAATCGACAGCAGTAAATCTAAAGAACATTGTATCTGCACTGTCTAAACTTTCTCCTTTAAGTGTAGTAACAGCAGGTATTCCTAATCTAAGCATTGAAGCATCTGCTGGTACTTTACCTATTAAAGAACTTTCTCCAACAGTAAACCCAGAAGTAGTAGAACCATAAACATTTAAATGTGACAAATCTGATGGCAATGAAAAGTCTGTAATTGCACCAAGTGGATTACCTTGTGCATCAGTAGCAGCACCTAATCTATGGATAACCTGTACTGCACCAACAATAGTTGCTAAGGTAGTTGCTTCATCAGGGGTAGGTGGCGTACCAGTATCTACAGCAGTTGTTATAGTTTCAAATACAAAACCACTAGCAGAACCAGTAGTAATTGCTTGTACGCCAACTTTATAGTCTGTAGCTTGTAATAAATCTTGAACAGTGAATGTAGTATTTCCCCAGTTAATAAAGTAATGCTCTGTACCACCTAGAGCAGGATTTACTGGTTGAACTGTAATTTCGTATTGTAGACCATTGGTTATTAATGTTCCATCACTATTTCTAGGAACTAACCACTCAACAAATATTATTGACCTTTGTGTACCTAAAGCATCAGTTTCAAAACCAGTAGTTAACCTAATACCTTCATTATCTGGGTCATCAGGGTCTAATACTTTATTTGGTTTGTATAACTTATCACCTGTAGCAGCACCAGATATTTGTGAAGAAAATCTTAAGTCATCTCCAATCTGTTTTCCAATCTCACCAACTTCTAACTGTGTATTACCACTTTCCCAAACAACATAATCATTTAAGTCATAGTATTTAACTGCATATGGACTTCTTGAAACAACTTTCCTTAAGTAAACACCAAAGGTATCTTCTATAGGGTATGTAATTCCTACAATTCTAATTTTTTCTGGATTGATATACTTACCTTGCCAAATTTGTTCGTATGGTTCTGTTCTACCATCTGCAATTGCTTTAGTTAAATCATCAACAAAACCAATTTCAGGGTCATATACGAATATATTATCTCCTACTTCAAAATCACCTTTTATGTCGTAATATTCAAGTGACAAAGAAAGAGATTTTTTAATTCTTGTAAATTCATCTAAAAATGCAGATGCTCTTTTAGGTGCTAAGTTTTTAGAAACTTCACTTTCGCTTACATAAGCAATTCTTTGTAAAGGGTCACCAAATAAATCGTAGTAAGGAACATCAGTCAAAAATCTTTCTATTAAGTCTATGTTTTCTCCATCTGAGCCAACATTTTCTATATATTCAACACCTGCAACCCAATCTTCTGCTTCAAATTGTGTTGTTAATGCATCAGGATTTAAACCTACAATAGCTGGGTCTTCACCACTACTGTCTCTTACAATTATTGCTGTAGGAATATTATCTCCATGTCCTATAAATATATTTTCTGGTAATCCTGCATCTAATAAACCATTTGTATTAATTTTATATTCTGTTTCCATTTGAGACATTACTTTTTTAATTGCTGAATAAGCACTTTCTAAATTATGATTACCAGTGTAGTTGTTGACAGTTTCATCAATATCAGGTGCAGATGTTGATGGTGTGAAGTTAGCTGTATAGAGTGCTTCACCTTTTGTAAATTTTAAACCATCTATATAGCCTTTAAAATAATCTGCTTGTTGACTTCTTCCTATTGATAAATTCATTGAGGCTCTCTGGTCACCACCAGTTTTAGCATCTCTAGTTGTTCTTTTTATATTTTTATCAGAGTTCCACTCACTTACTTTTGTACCATTTTCCCATGTAGTAAATTTATTACCTTTTCTTGTAATTGCCCTATGAACCCATTGACCATTAGCTCTATCACCTAACTTAACACCCTCAGCTATATCCCATATAGTACTATCAATACCTGTAATTCCATCAATTGTGCTTTCTGCATAATTACTTGTCATCCAAACTTGTAACTCACCAGAACCATTATCAAGTCCTAATATATAAGGTGGAACAGCACCATCTCCTTGTGCAGCAATTGCAGGTCCATTAGTTGTTGCAGGTCTTACATTTAAATATGTTTGATTACCTTTATACCATCTGTTATGTATCTGCCATACTAATGAATAGTATTTTTGATAAAAGGGGTCTTCTTCCCAGTAGTTTGCATTACCAGGGTCTGTATCGTATATAGATGCATCTCCTGTGTAATAGAGTGGTATTTGGTCTTCCAATCCTGCTGCTAGTAAAGCTAATATTGTATTACTAACAGAACCAGTAGGAAGTGTCGATGTTATTACATCTACCCATTGAGGTGCATTTGGTCTAGCCATGAAAAAGTCTTGTGGTATTGGTGGACCTTGATACCATTGAGAATTTGTTCTTGGGTCTAATGGTGTTGCTGTAGGGTTTACATTGCTATTTGCACCAAGCAAGTCATCAATGTCAGCTTGTCTTGCTTTTACCATTGCTTCATCCCAGATAAGTTTTGATTCCCATGTAACTTTTACACCATTAACAACTATTGGGTCATAAGCAACTTTAAGATTGTTTGGGTCTGTTCCAGATGGATAATCTGCTGGTGATGGTTTCGCACCTAAAAACATTAGTGCATAACCAGCGTCATCATATGCACTTAAATCACTTGAGCTTGTAACTGCTGTACCATCTACTTGTTTATATTGATAAACAAAAAAACTATTTGAAAAGGCTTCTTTACCTATTTGGAAACATACCAATACCATCATGTCAAAATGTTGTTGAGCTAAAGTATTGTCGTATGGGAATGAGTCTTCATAACCATCAAATATATCAATAACTTTATTTTTATAACCTACTAAATCTTCACCTAATAATGTACTAGCAAGAGACTCAGAAAATCTCATGTTGCTATTAGTAGAATCATCACCAGTATAAGAAACCCTTATTCCTCTTGTGACTACATTTCCACCACTATCTAAATAATTACCACCACTATCTGATGTAGCGTATGTATCACCTACTTGTATAGGGAAACTGTAATCAACTGTATTAATTGTGAATGTGTCATTTACATACAGTCCATAAAAATCATAATAGAGGGAGTCTGAACCACGATGCATAGCACCCTCATTGTTGTAGGTGTGACCATATCCTACTACTAGGTTTCCTCTTACACCATCATGGAAATCTGGGTCAAAAGGTACACGACCACCTACACTCTCTGCGAATATTGTTGAACCACTAGGAACAGGGTCGTTGTCTACATAAACACCTTTGACTGGATAACCAGTGTCATAAACAAAAGGAACAAAACCAATTCTATCTTTAACAGCCTGAAGCCCATCTGTACTAATGTTTGCATTTGCTAAATCAAATTGTGGCATTACGCCTCCCTATATTCCCACCATTCAATAGTAAAGTCTTCACTTTCTAATTGAAAATGATAGGAATAGTCGACTTCTAAATAAGACCTCTGACCATCAAGATATAAACTTGTTGCACCAAACTTTTTTTCTGTGTCGCTTAACTTAGCAGTTCCATAAAATTCAACATCATGTTTTCTCTTTGTTGCATCTGTTGTTTCTGTATCATTATTTGAACCATCAAAATTTAAAAGTAAATCAGTACTTTCTTTACTAGGATTAGTAATAGTTCCTGCTCGTATAGCTCTCTTACCACCTGTTTGACCATCTCTAAGCAAACCATATGGCTTACCATCTTCATAATTATCTAAAACATATTCTAAAGATTTATTAGTGTACTTTCTCATATCAGATACACCACCTTGGTCAGATATTGGCAATCCTCTAGTGTCGCCATCTCCTAAATAAATTCCTAGACCAGAACCATTTATTTCAATAGAATCATCACCTAAACCAAGTCCAGTAATAACACCTACATAGTCTGCACTATTAAGCATTGCACTATCGTTTAATTCAGACTCTGCAACTCTTTGTGGAATAATAACAATTTGGTCCCATGCATCAATAGTATTTAATATTGAATTAGGTGTTTTGTTATAATCTAATTGTAGATTGAAACTACCTTGAGCCATTAATTTTTCTGTTACTGACATTATGCTTTAATCAATTTCTGATATTCATATACATTATCAAAGTATTGGTCTCTAATATCTACAGCGTCATATGCATCATTGATAGAACTATCTTCTTGAGCTAATTCATATCCAATAAAGGCTTTTATTTGAGAGCCACTTTTATACATCATTTCTCTAGCTACATCAAAATTTAAAGAACTAGATGAACTTTCAGGACTACCTAAAATCCATTTGTTACCATCTTCTGGTGAACTAGAACCATCAATAATATATCCAGTTCCAGTAGATGCATTAGTTCCAGAAGCAGTCGCTAGAGAAAGATTAAATCTACTTGCAGTATGTTGATTTGCAACAATTGAAACATGGTGTGCACCTCTTCTTAATGTAAAATCCACTACTAATCTCCCATCTTTTGAATCAGCATTTAAATAGCTAGTCATTCTTACTGTAGCACACTCAGGGTGGTTCTTAATTATTTGCATTGTTCTCCAACCTTGGTAATCATTTCCTAATTGGTCACTTCCATTAGGTGCACCTCTACTAAAAGCCCAAGTCTTGCCTGATTGATAATCGCTTACATCAAATATGTAAGTATCAAATAATGCTTGTGTAGTAGAATTATCAAATTCTATTTTTATTAGTCCATTTTCTAAAACTAATTCAGTAGGTTTATTTTTAGAAAATAGACCACATCTTACTTCAAGTGAGGTGTCATCAAATGTTCTTGTACCATTGCTTGCTCTACTAAATCCATCATAGTAAGAACCAGTAGAAATTCTACAAGACCCTTTGTAGTAATCTTCAGGCTCTACATGATATGTAGCATTAAAATCTCTAAGGTTACTATCTGTTTTTAATCTTAATGTAGTAGTAGCTCCAGTAACTGTGCTTGTTAAATCTTTAGCTAATCTAGTACCATCAATTGGCTGTCCAGCGTGATAATAGTTGTAATGATTAGATGGTGGTGAATGAAATTGATTAGTAGTACTAGAAACACTATGGTCATTATCTAATATTGCACCTGTAAATCTTGATTCAAATTGTATTTCACCACTTCTTCCTAAATATTCAAATTGTATGTTATATTTCAATCCACCAAGAGTATATCTCTGTGTGTTGATAGAACTGCTTTGTACTCTTACATATCCATTATAAGAACTATCTCCATCATATCTGAAAGGAACGACTAAACCATATGCTGCTAAAGATACTAATTCATCTCTTAAATATTTTATGTGGTCCATTGTTACAGCATCACCACCAATACTTCCTTGAATGGATAAATCTCTACCACCATCAGTAGAATTAAATGTAATACCTGCTGGTGATGTAATAGTAAGTTGTCCAATATGTACTTGGTTAGCCATTAATTTCTCCTCAATCCTGCACCAGTTGAACCCTCTTTTTGTAAATTAACAAGAGCTTTTTGTATTTGCTGTGCTGCTTTTCTTGCTTGTATTGGGTCGCTAGGAACACCTGTTACTTGAACATTCAAGTTTTCTACAACCATACTACTACCTGCATCAGAACCTTGTGGTGTTACTCTTAAACCACCACCAGGAAGTGCTTGAACAAATTCAGGTCCATATTCACCAATTAATGCTCTTTGGAAGGGCTTTACATTACCACCATATTTGAAACCTTTTACTACAGCAGTATTTGTCATACCAATCATTTTAAGATAACTATCTATGCTACCTGCTAATCTTTGGAAATAATTATCTACATTTCTTTTATCAACTGCATTCATATTTGTACCAACTTTTGAAACCATTTGAGAATAAAATGACTGTGCTTGTCCTGAGTTACTAAATCCAGATTGATTTAACAATTCTTGAATAGTAGTTGGTAAATTAGGATTTTGAGTCATATTACTATATGCTTTTACTACATCACGAACTATTGACAAATCAGTAGCTTTATAAGTTTTCGTGTTTGCTCCATAAGATTGTTTAGCTAGGTTAGGATTGTATCCTGCTTGCCTTACTCCAGATATTTCATCTCTTGAAAAATCTTCTTCGTATTCTTTAAGTTTTTGTGAAGTGTCAAATATTAAGAAACCTCTGTTTGCTAATTCAGGTATTAAATATTCTAAACCTTGGTTTTTTAGTGCTTCTTCTGAAGTACCATACTGACCACTTTCAAATAATGTAATAGGAACACCTAGCAATCCTTCCATTGCTCTAACAAATTCGTATCTTCTACCACCTGTTTTATCTAAAACACCTTCATCACTAGCAGTTATTAATTTATTGGCTGCGTTAACAGCTAGGTTAAGCTCTGTGTCATCTTTAAATTGCCCATAAGCTTCGTCCCTTTCAGCACCAACCATACCTGTTTGTGCTCTAGTTTTTAATAGACCACCAGTTTGTGTGCCTGCTAGACCACTTGCTCGAAGAAACTCATCAAAGTTATTAAATTTAGCTTGTGCTAAAGTTTGTCCTTTTGTTAATGTTGATGGCTTGTATTCAAGCATATTTTCAGCATCAGCTCTAGCTAATTCATGTAAATATTCTCTTACTTTATCTATAGCTGTATCCATACTTGTTACTGTTTGAGTAGCCAAGTTTTTTGTTTTCTGTACAACGCCATCAATATGAGAACCTACACCACCATAACCCTCAATTAACTTGTCAAATAATTCAGGTGATGAAGCTACAAATTCAGAAAATTTATCTCTTGCTTTTTCATATGTATGCTCTGCTGTGTATACGCCCTCAAGTGCTGCTTCTAAGTTATCATAAGCAGTTTCCAGTTCATAACTTTGATTAGCTTGTTCATCCATTAACTGTATATGAGTTTGTTGAGCACTTATCAATTCTTGAGATGTTTCTTTTGCTTTGTCTTCAGTATTCTGTAATTCTTTATTAGCTTCAGCTAATTCCAATACTGCAATTCTTTGCTCATCTTCTGATAGATTATCACCTTTCATTTCATCTAATGCTTCTTGAGCAGCATCAACTTCAAGTGCTGAAACAATTCCAGCTTGTGCTGCTAATTTTAATTTATCTAAATCTTCTTCAGCTTGAGCTATAGCTAGTCTTTCTCTAGCACTTCTGTTACCTTGTGCTTTATCAAGCATATCTTGTAGTGCAACTTTTTGTTTAAGTATTGACAATTCTTCAGAGCCAGTAATATTTCCTTTTCTACCTTCTATGCTTAATCTTTGTAACTCTTTTTGATTTGCTAAAAATCTATCGCTAAAACTTGCTTGTTCTCTTCTTGTAGCCATAAGAGCTTGTTCAGATTTTTGAACAGCATAGTTTGCTTGTACTAAATCTCTTTGTGCTTGTGTAAAACCAAATAATGCATCCATAGCTGTTTTTATTTCATCTGCTGCTTGATTAAAGGTAGCATAAAAATATTTATCAAATTCTTCTACATATGCTTCAACTTCTATAATTGCTCTATTTAAAGTATTTTGTAATGCTTTCTTTATTACTTCAGGCTTTGCAAGAGCTGAAACAATACCTTCTATCATTGGTTCACCTACTAGTTTCATAGTGACCTTTGATGGTGACCTAATACCCATAGCATCAACACCAGCTTGAACAGTATCATTAAGTAGCATTACAAGTGAATTAGGTAATGCTATTTGACCTCTGTTATGTAAACCTAATAAAATACCATCAGCCATTGCTGAACCAATTTCAAGTCCATTTTTCTTCAATTTTTCTAACTCATCAGCTTTAACACCTATTTCACTAGCACCTTCTGGAAACAGATTTATAAGTCCTGACTCTGCAACTTGTGCCATAGTTCTATCATTTAAAAAGTTTTTAACTATTTGTGCAACCTTAGGTCCTTCTTTTGAAAGTTGTTCAGCAAGTACTGGTGCAAATGTGGCCAGTCTTTTAATCATGTTTTCAAAATTTCTTTGTAACGCACCCTTTACCATTAACTCTTCAGTAATTCTTTTTATGCTCTTTTTAACCTGTACTGGCATATCTTGAAATACATTTGAGAGAGTTTGTCTTACTTTGTTAAAGTTTTCAGTAAGTGTTTGGTTAAATTTATCTAATTCTAGTTCTGCTAAATCTAATTCTTCTCTAATTTTTTGAGCATTAGCTTGTTCTTCAGCAATAAGTTGGTTTCTAGCTGCTTGTAACTGTGCTCGTGCTTTAGCAAAGTTTTTAGCTGGGTCAACTATTGTTCCTATGAACCCTTCATTTTGAAGTTGTTTCATTTCAGCAAGCATTGCTTGAGTTTGTATTTCAGCTATTAAACTCTTACCATCAGACATCTCTTGAAATGCTTGTTCAATAATTACATTTCCAGATGCAAACATTGTTACTAAATCTTTTTTAAATTGTTCAGTTCCATCTTTTTGTAACCCACCAATTAAGTTATCAAGGAATATTTGTCCAGCTTGTAAATCTGCTGCAGATAATGCACCATCTGTTTCTTTTAAAAATCTTGCTACGCTCTCAGTAGTAATGTTTGCTAACTCATCTCTAAAACCTAAAGCAGTAACTTTATCTATTTTTATGAAATCTGCACCTAATGATACTTCTAATTGACTAGCAGCATTTTGTATGTTACTTTCTAAAGCCTTTGTATATGTATCAAAACCTTTTGAATCAAAGTAACCCTCTTTATCTGCATCTCTTGACAATATAGTGTCTCCACCAAATAGTTTTTGATTAGATAATTCAAATTCTCTGACAAAATCTACTAAGTTTTTTTGAGATACAGAAAAGAAGTTTCTACTACCATCACTAGGTACATCATATATAAGATTATAAGTGTCATCTATTCCCTCAAGTAAAACTCCAAAAATATCTCTGCTTGTTTTTTCAAAAGCATTTACATCCATAAAGGACTCCAAAATATCTCTTGGTGTTATTCTTCCTTGAGTTGCAATGTTTGATAATTGTGAACCAATTCCTTGGAACAAGTCATCAAAAAATAGTTCTCGTGTACCTCTGTTGTCAATTGTTGTACCTGCTAATTCACCTATTGCAGATAAGAATTTTTGAGGGTCAGCATTTTTAAATAATACTTTGCTATCAAACAATGATTCTTGTACTATTTCACCTAATTTTTTGTTGTATTCAATTTCTTGTTTGATTAAGTTTTTATTAGATTCTTCAAGCCTATCTTCAATTGCTGTAACAACATCTTCAAATTCTTTACCTTTGTTCTTGTATTCATCTAATAAATCTTCTAATACTTTTACACTTTCTTGCTGACCAACTAGGCTTTGCCTGTCTCCAAATAAATCATCTAAAGCACCTCTAACACCTTGTATTGCTGCTTCTGATTTATTTGCATTTTCAGAAAACTTAAAGAAAAGTGTCATAGCTGCACTAAAAGCAGCCATTATTCCTAAGTTAGCAATTAATCCCATAAGAGCAGCAGTAACACCCCTAACTACCATTGTTAGTTTTGTCATCATTCTTATCATTTGTGGTGTTAGCTTGTTGTTTGTTACAAACTTAGTATTAATTAAGTCCATATTTTTTCCAAAAAGACCTAAGAACTTAACACCTTTAGCTACACCTCTAGTTAATTTACCAAATACAGCACCAGTTTTTGTTCCAGTGTTTTCCATAGTCTTAGCAAAACCTTTTAGTTTGTTACCAGCACCAAATAGACCAGTACCAACTTTGTCTATTTCTTTTTTTATCTCTGTAATTCCCTCGCCAACTTTAGGGTCAACTCTAAAACCAGTAGCCATAAGTCTTTTAAATTTTTGCATTTTAGTAAGGTCATTATCATTAATAATGTTTTTAAAAGCACCTTTTGCTTTAACACCAGACTTTTCAAATATTTCAGCAATTTCTTGAACTTCACCCAACTCATTAATAATTGGTCCAATTTGACCAGTGTCAATCATGGTTAAAATAGATTGTGCTTGTACATCTGTTAATTTACCATCTTTAACTTGTTGCTTTATTAAACCATTAATTACTTTAAGTTTTTTAGCCTGCATTTCTCGTAGGTCGTTATTAGCTTTTATACTGTTACCTGCTTGCTGCTCTGCTGTAGTTATTTCATGTAATTCAAATAGTTCACTTTCTAATTTTTTAACACCCTCGCCACGAAGTTTAGCTTTTTCTTTTAACCTTTTGTTTTCTTCACGATTGAAAGTTTCTATTGCTTCTCTTTCATATTCCTCAGCAGTCATTGTGCCATCGACTAATTTTTTAAGATTTTTTTGAGCGTCTTCTCTTTCTTTAGTAAGTTTTACTACTTCTTCAGAATTTTTATTTTGTTTAGCTTTAGCAGTGTCAATTGCAGTTTCTTTTTCTAAAATTTTATCGTTAATTTGGTTTATTTGTTTATCTAATGAAAGCTGTTTAGTTTTTTTACTATTAGTAGCATCAGTAATTTTATTTTTTTCATTTTCAATTTGTTTAGTAGCTTCAGAAATTTCTTTTTCATTGTCGAGAATAGTACTTTCTACTCTTTTTTTATCCTTATCCTTGATAAGACCTTCATCTAATTGTTCCTTTGCAGAATCAACAAGTAATTGATTATTTTCAATAATTTGTTCTTGTTTTTGTATTTCAAGCTTTGCATCTTTTATAATTTGAGCAGTTTTATCTCTGGATGCATTTTTGCTGTCAATAAGTCCTTGTTTTTGCTGTTTTAAATCTTCTATGAGTTTTCTATCTGCTTGAGTATCAGGTCTTGCTTCAAATTCATCATTAAATGCATTTTTTGCTCTTGTAGCACCATTGATTGCAGCATCTAGTTCTCCAATAGTGTTTTCTAATTCTTGAATTTTTTTCATTTGACCAATAAGGACACCCTTATCATCTTCAGCAAAAAAGTCTGCTTTTGCATTTTCTTTTATTTCATTGAGTCTGCTGTTGTACCTAATTCTTTGTTCATCAGCCTTAGCTCTTCTATCGTTATTTAAAGCTAACTTATCATCAATGTTTAGTTGTAATTCTTTTAAGTCATTAATCTTTTTTTCATTTTCAACAATAGTGTCAAAAGCACCCTCATCTACTGTTCTAGTAGGGTCAGTACCTGCACGCTCAATATCTTCATTTAACCTTCAATTTACTCTTTCAAGTTCAGTAATTTCACTAGCAGTTTCTGAAAGTCTATCTTTTAGCCTACCTGTATTTTCATCAATTGAAGATATAAAGTTATCTAAATTATCTACTGCTTTTTCTAAATTAAAATCCTTAAGTACATTAGTATTAATGTCTTCAAATGTTTTTGATATCTTTTCTCCACCAGTGATATCTCCACCCATTACTGATTCTTCAAATGTTTTTAAAAGTTTTACATAATTTTCTGTACTACTTAAGTTTTCAAGTGTTTTTTGAAGATTAAGATACTTCTCTCTTTGTTCTTTAACTAGAGGGTCTTGTGCTTGTAATTGTTGAGTAACCTCTTGAAGTCTATTTAATTGTTCAGGTGTTGCTAAACCTTCTTTCGATAAATTAGTTAACTTTACAAATTCTTGATTTAATTTATAAAATGACTCGGACATTTCTTCAAATATTTTCTTTTGAACTTGTACTTCTTTAAACAATTGTTGGTCTTGACTACCCACATCAAATCCAGTAGCAGCGGCTAATACCTCGCTTTCAATGGCATCTTGCCTACCTCTTTTTTTAATAGCAGCTTCCCTTTTCTTTAGTCCTGTATCATCGCCCTCAATAAGTTTTTGTCTTAGCTTTAGTAGTCCTAATTCACTATTTAGGTCTTTAATTCTTTTGTTATGTTCAGTATTGGTCTCTTTAAGATTTTTTAAGACTTTTTCATCAGTAGGTAGTTTTTTACTTTCAATTTCTACTCTTTCTTTAGCAGAGTCGATTTGGCTGCTTAATTCTTTACTTTGTTCTTTCTTTAAAGAAAGTTCTTCTTTGTCAGCATCGGTAGCTTTACCCTTAGCTTGTTTATCTTCCAATACTGCAATTTCTTTTTGAATATCAAACTTTTTTTGAGTAACATCTTCAAGATGTTTTTCGGCATCAGCCATAGCTTTGTCAACTCTTTTTCTTTCAAGCTCTGTCATCTGATTATATTTGTCAGTATTTTCTTGAGCTTCAATTAGTAAATCGTTGTTCTTTTTAAGGGCATCCTTTTCTTCAGCTATGAGTTGATTTGTATTATCTATTTCTATATTAAGTTTTTCTCTTTCTTGAATAGTCTCTGATGTAATTCGAGCATCATTATCAGCAATCTGAGCACCCTCTTGCAAAATCTCATTTCTTAAACTTGTAAGCTCATTTAGTTTTTGATTTTCTACTATTTGGTCAGATATACTTGATTTAACTTGGTCTTGAAAATTTATATGTTTTTTTTGAAAATCATCAAGATTGTCCATATCATACATAGAAGTATCTTTAAATACATCTACACCTTCTTGAGATGCTCTTCTAATTATTGCATCTGTTTCTTTAGTGTCCATTCCTTGAGATTGCATAACAGATAGTAATGTGTCTCTGTTTGTTCCTAAAAATGCTTTTGAGCTACCATCAAGATTATTTTCACCTAAAAATTTCATATTGCCATCAGATGCAGATGCTAAAAGTCTTTCATATTCTTTAGTCATAGCAGGTTTTTGATAAGCAGGTAAATGTTCCATTTCAAATTTATATTGATTTTCTAATGTTTTTAGAAAATCTGCTCTGAGCATTTCAATTTGTGCACCTGCATTTGCTGTTGCTGCACCTTTTCCACCTTTAAAGAAGTCGGCAAAAAAAGCACCTTGACCTTGCTTACCAGCACCTGGCATTAATGATAAATTAGCTTGTACATTCTTGAATGCTTGAACTAAAACATTTAATCCTACTGTAAATATTCCAATTTGTTTAATTAGTTTTTTTAAATCGTCTGCTGTTTTTGCTTTTGCAATACTTGTAAAACCACCAATTAATCTATTAAGTGCTGGTAGAGTTTCTGAACCTAAAGCTATTCCAATATCAGTTATATTATTTCTTAATATTCCAATTTGAGAAGTAGTAGTTTCATATCTTTTTTCAGCTTCACTATTTAAAGCATTGTTAATAACAAATTCTTCATTAGCAGACTTTAAAGCTCTTTCAACATCATCAGATGCAAAAGCTAAAGCTCTTAAAGCCCTAACTGTTCTTTGTTGAGAAAGACCTAATTGTTCTAACATGACAATGGTGTCTCCACCAGAGTCTGATATATCTCTTAGACCATTTAAAAATGCAAGAAATGCTTTTGCTGGGTCAACTAATGCTAACTGCTCAAAACCTGTAACAGTTAATCCAGATATTTTTGCAAAGGTAGCTAGCTCTTTACCACCACCAGTTACTGCTTTACCCATAACATCAAGAGCTCTTTGTACAGCAGTTGCACCTGATTGTGATTGTACACCTACAGCTTTAAGTGCAGTAGCCAATGCCATAGCATCAACCGCAGCATTAGTAACTGGACTTTCCAATGCTTCCATAGCTGTAGCTATACCTAGTGCTGTATTTACTATTTCACTTTCAGTAGCAGCAAATTCGTTACCTAATCTTACTAATGTAGATGCTAAGTTATCAATATCTTTTTCAGCAGTACCAGTTATATTGGCTAATCTTGAAATAGCAAACGCTGCGTCTTCTGCACCCATATTGGTTGCAACAGTTAATTTAGAAATTGTGTCTACGAACTTACCAATTTGACTAGCTTGTATACCTAACTGACCACCAATTTCACCAATCTTATTTAGTTCGTTAGCAGCAATAGGGGTTGTCTTAGCAATATCTCTAATTTCTTCAGATAGGTTTTTAAATTTCTTTTCAGCAGATACTGCAGCACCCTCTGTAAAGTTAAGAGTTTTCTTAATTCCAGCAAAGGAATCTTCAAATTGCATAGCTGCACTTGTTGCAAATTTATAAGCTGAAAAAGCAGCTGCACCTGTTGCGGCAAAAGAGGGAACAATCCCTGCCATAGACTTACCAACTAATGCTGATTTTCTTTGTAAAGCGTTTAGGTTTTTTTCGATATCCCTTACAGCACGACCTAAACTCTGACCATTAGCTTGGAAATCTAAACTTACTACAACTTTTGCGTCTTTAGCTGTTACCATTACTTCCTAGTTCCTTGATTTTTGGATTCTTTGACAAATTGTTCAATTGAAATCTGTTGTCTTGGTCTATTGCGACCTCTCCTTTTATCAAGTTCTTTTTTCCACCAACCCTTTTGTGGATTATTAGAACTTTCAGCACCCTCATAAGTTTCATTATCCATATACGCAGCATAATGTGGTGCATAAAAGCTAGATTGGTCTAAAGGTAAGTTAGTTACTAAAATCATAAACTTTCTATATGTAATATCTAAAGGGTCACTAATGTTATAGTGTCGTTGAAAGTCTGATTCTACAGCAGCCCAGCGTAGCCATATTTCACTGAGCCTGAATGCTATTTTGGGGAGCCATCCTCTTCAGTCTCTGCTGCTTCGACTTCTTCTTCAGCATCTTGGACTAAGTTGTATTGTTCTAATAAATAGGTTAATAAACCTTCTAGTTGCTCCCAAGTAGCACCATTGTCAAGCATCTGGTCTAGTTTATCTTGACCTACTATTGATGCTAACCACTCTGGAATAGCTTGAGTAGGCATACTGCCTGTCTCATCCATCCAACGCATTTGTGCAAGAACTGTTCTTGCTGGTAAAGCGTGAGGTAAAGTGTAAACTTCCCCTGCTATCTTTACCACTATTGCTTTTTCTTCAGCTTCTTCCAAAGCTAAATCAAAGTCTCTTACTTCTTTTGTTTTTTTGTCAGCCACACTGACCTCCTATCACTATCATTATTATTTTTTAACCTTATTAGTTAATGTCGAATACATCGCTATCGTTTGTATTATCAATAATTCTAAACAATTCAAGGAATTGATTTGTTGATTGTACAGACTTTGGCTTAAGTACTTTAAACTCAACTGCAATTACGACCTTTTGAGGTGCTTTTTGATGAGCCATTGAGAAAGCTCCAACATTGATAGCACGAGGAATTTCCACATGTCTATCAGCACCAGCAGGACCATCAACGATTAACAATAATGATTTCTCATCATAGTCATCTGTTGAAGGTGGTTTTAAGCTGTCGTAACCTGACGCATAGTCAGTATCATCTTCTGTAAAAGTACCACCAGCAAGAGCAACTTGTAAGTTACCCATAGATGCCTGTGCTAATTCACCAGTTAATCTGACTTCTTGTGCAGTTTTAAATGTTGCAATTGGGTCAATTTCTTCAGCGACCATAATGTCTTCAAATGTTTTATCCATTTCAAGAGTCCAGCCGTCTTCAGAATATCCAACATCTACCCAATCAGAAGCTGGGTCAGCCCATGCTCCTGTGTTATCGCCTGGGAAAGCTATATAATCCCCAGTTGCGTTACCATCATTGGATATTGCTGCAACATAAAGTACACCAGTACCAACAATAACTTCGGATATTGTACCATTTGTGCTTGGCATAATTTATCTCCTAATTATTCTTCTTCTACTTCAGTATCTTGCAAGACACTGCCATTATCGGCAAAGTCTTCAATGTCTTCATCCACATAGCCCTCTGAAGCTTCATTGTCTTCTTCTTCAGTGACTTCCTCAGTTTCTGAAATAAGTAAAGGATATGCTCTACCATCTAAGGTCCAACTTTTTTCCTTTAACCTATCCCAGTCTTTGGACTCAATTTCCACCCATTCTCCTGTCTGGAAAACTTGTCCAGACACGACATCTCTAGCTGAGTTTGCTTTGTTAAATAAAGGGTTTAATTTTACTTTAACTTTTTTATTCTCTTGTTCGTTTTTACCAAACATAATTCTCCTAGCTTGCATCTCTATATGTCATAGATAGTGCGATACTATATCTTCCTAAGCCAGTGGCAGTCTCTTCTATTCGTGTTGGCATTTGTATAATGTCAAAACTATAGATTTTGGCTTTTAGACCATCACTACTTTGTATATACCCATTACTATAATTGAAAGCTGACTGGATTATGGTATTTGCAAGGTTCATTGCTTCACCATAATCTGGTACAGCAGTGTCATCATTACCACCCCAACGACCTGCGTAACATTCCATAGGTATGAGAGCATTTTGTATATGAGCTTCACTTCTTGGATTTAATAACGCACCACCACTTCTAAATAGTACTAAAAATGGCATACCAGCATCTCTTGGTAATCTAGTAGCTACTCTTGTTCCCACTATATCTGTAATTGGTGTTTGGTCTAAAGCCCACGCTCTTGCAATAATTTCTGCGTCAGGTGGTACTTTTTGATTTTGGTCTCTTGTATTAGGCATATTGTAAGTTTATCTAAAGTATCTTAATTTCGTGTTATTGTTTAAAACACCATATTTTTATTTTGTAGATATTGAGTTATAGCTCTAGCTTCAGCTGTACCACCTATACGATTAACTTCTGGAATAATTGTATTTTCAATTAGACTAGCAATACCAGAGCCTATAAATTCTTGACCTGCTGGCAAACTGTAATCTTGAAAACTACCTTTTATTGCACCTAAAAGTATTGCAACATGAGTAGATTGTCCTATTCCTGATTTCCAACCCCATAAATACATACCTAATGCTACTGGACCGTTTACAGGGTCTTCTTGTATTTCACCTGCAATTAATCCCAGTGCATCTCTTAATTCTCTATTTTCATTAGACGATATGCTGACTTTTGGTCTTTTTAATTCAGGTGTCAATCCTAAAAACTCATCACCAACAGCTACCACACCTAAACCACCACCAAATGTTGGCATCCCCTTAGTTCTTTTAGGTCTAATGTTTCTAATAATATTTAAAGCAGATTTTGTCGCCTTTCTCAAGGTTTCCGATTGTTCAAGTCTTTTCATGCTTTCTTCAAATGTAGGGTCACCAAAAACACCAGTATTTTGAGTTGTTGAACCATATGCACCTTGTGATGTGTCTAGTTCTCCTTCTACATTTATACCTCTAGCCAATTCTTTCTGAATTGGAACATATTTAGTTTCCAAATCAGCAATATCAGTTCTAGCTAGTTCTTCAAAAGATGCTAGAAATTCTTGTGTTTCTCCTGTGGCTGGGTCGACTTTAGTTAAAATTACATTAGATAAATCATCTGCATCATAAACTTCAAAATTTACACCAGCACTATCAGCAAATATTTTGTATTCGTTTATTATATTGTCTTTAGCTTGTTCATACTCTATTGATGTTTTTGCAGTCTCAATAGAACCATTGTATTGCTCATCAGCAATTTTTTGTAATGTAGTGTCTATTTCTCTATTTATACTGTCACTAAAATCTTCGGAAAATTTTCTGAAAGATATTTTTTTACCATCTACTAAAGCACCCCTACCTCTACGAGCAGCAGATGTTTGAGAAAATAAATTTCTCAATCTATCTAATTCTTGATTTTCCATTTCTTCCCAAACTTCTTCGTAAGGAAAATCTTTAAGTTGATTTGTTACTGTTAAAAATTCTTCTATTTCTGCAGCTTCTTCAAGTTCTCTAAGTTTATTTCTAAAAAGAGTTTCCATTTCAATTCCACCACCACTTTGATTATTGTTAACTGCAAAATCTTTTGCATCTTGTTCTCTTTTTGCTCTGTTTTTCTTAAGTCTGTCATCAGATTGCAATTGTGCATTTTCTATATAATTTTGTCTTGCTTTATTAACATTCATTTCTATATTTGTAATAACATCATCTACCGAAGTTACACCAGCTCTTCTTGACACATCTGCTGGAAACCTTGTATACCATTGTGTTTCATCTAACCCACCCATATCAACACCAACAGCACCTAACACTTCATTTAGGTTTGCTCTAAATTGTCTTTGCCAAATCTGGTCAGCGACAATAGATGCCTTTATTTCACTACCTTCTCTCATTGCTTTATTAACCCTATCAAAGTAATTTTGAAAACCAGCACCACCAACACTTTCTACATCTTCATAAATTAATTTTGGTTGACCATCATCACCCATGACAATAGATGTTCTTCTATTCATAGGACTAGTTATTTTAAGTACGCTTTCTCTTACTAATTCTCTATTTCTAAGTTGTGGTGTATCATATCTGGTTCCTTGAGGGTCAAACAAAACTGTTTCGTAGGAATCTTTCATTGAAACTCTTCCAGTAGTGCCTATTTTTCTTCTTACATCAATCTCTGCATCTAGCAATTCTCTGGTTCTTCTATCAAGCATTAAGTTAAATGCTTTTTGTTTTTCTTTAGGTAACATATCTCTATTATGAATTTCACCTGAAAAAGTTCGTGAACCAATTGTGTGTTTTGTAACTTTTGGTTTTGTCATACCAAAATTAATACCTAATTGTTTAGCAGCTTTATATGCAGCATTGTGCATAAATAATGTTCTTGGATATGTATGTTTAAATTGGTTTTTATCTTTAGTTGCACTCTTTCCACCTCTAGTTTTCTGTACACCACCAAATTCTATTTCTTGTGCATCACCAATAAAATCAGCAAATCTACTTTGAGGTGATTTACCACCAAAACCTACAGAAACTCTCATAAAAGCATCTTTTAATTTAAATTGCTCTGGTTCAATGTGTATTGCTCTTTGTATTTGGTCACGACTAGGAATATAGTTGGGGTCTTTAGGATTATTACTACTTTTATACAATTTATAACCGACACCTTCGTAAATAGGATTTAGCTTTCCATTTTTAAACATGTCTTTAGGTGGGATGCCAAGATTACCAGTTTCTACATGTAACATTTCTCTATAAGTCATTCCAAATCCTTTTGTACCTAATACTTTATCTATTAAAGAACCAGCAGTAGAACTGTTGTAGTATTGCTCTTGTGATATTTTTCTAGCCATTTCAATAAATGCTCTTGAACTTTTGTCACCTTGATGAGCACTTGCTGCAATTACTTGTCTCATTTTAGTCAAAGGTTTTTGAGGGCTTTGTTGTCTTAATCTACTTAAACTATTTAAAGCGTGTGTCAAATCAAAAAAAGCATTGAAATTTTTGGTGTAGCTATGTCCAGAGTTTAGTAATTGTTCAAAGTCATCTGCATCTAGTCCTTCATTGTAAGGACCTAATTGTTGTATCATATTCATTATTTTTCTATCTTGTGACTTTGTCATGTCTAAACCATGAATATTTTCATCACTAGGTTTTACAGGATTGTATTCATTAACAGATTGTGTTTTCATTTCATTAACTCTATTAACAAGATTTTTTTGATAATCAATTTCACCAGTTTTTAAACTTTTAATGTATGTAGGACCATTGGTTGAATGCCTATCGTAAGCTAAATCCATTTCTGCTATTTTAGTTCTATAACCAGTAAGCAAATTATTTGGATTTTGACCAGTAGTTAAATATTTTTGATAATGCCTAGCTTCAGAAACTGTAGTAGTTTGTCCAAATATGTTTGCAAATACATCTGAGTCTTTTAAAAATGTTTGGTCAGATTTAAAAGCACCATCCATATTTTTGTCTAAACCTTTTTTACTATTCTTACCCATAATTTTTTGTGCTTCGGTATATGGGTCAGGTGCATTACTAATTGAGTTTGCTGCTGTAAGTAATGACCATTTTCTAGCTATACCTTTACCTGCACTAAGTTGATGCTTTATTCTTTTTTCCATGTTTACAACATTTTGTATTTCTATGTCTGTCTTAACGAAAAAATTACTAGACATAGCAGATAATATTTTTTTAGATTGTCTACCAGCCTGAACACGCATAGCTCTTCCTATTGGACCACCACCTTGAGGAACAATTTTGCTTTGTATTTTTGATAACGCTCTACCACCAAGTGTCCAAGCATAACGAGCACCAACTGACCTTACAAAGTTACCAGCACTAAATAATGCTTGAACATCGTTGATAGTTTGAAGAACCCCATATGATAAATTAACTAAACTATTTGTTGCTTGAGTTGAGGCACCCATTGATTTTGCCCATAAGAAAGTTCTGTTTGCTCTATATAAACGAGCTTCACCTCTTTTGCTAAGTATTACATCTTTACGAGTTTCATTAACAAATTTTTTCCTTTCAATTACTCTTCTTTCTCCTACATCATTGAGAACACGAGTAGCCATTATTCTCTATAGAGTAAATTTGCAGTTTTTAGTAATACTCTTCCTAATCTATTTGCACTTATTTGAACACTATCAATTTCAAAATATTTATCAGTGGATGGTTCGTAAAGTCTGTCAGATGCTTTTATATCTACATTACCTTCAAAATATGCTGTAAAACTTTGAAGTATTGTATTTCTACCACTTCTATTTTCTACTTCTGAATTAAAAACTAATCTACAAATTACATTTTCATATGCATTAGACCAAGATGTAGATTGTAAACCTCTTGAATCAACTGTAGAGCTTGATACTCTTTGAATGTGTACTTTGTTAATTAATAATCTTGTTGGGTACTTACCTGCCATACCATAAATATAGTATGGCAAAGTAAAATATCTGTCTTTATTCTTCTTCCTGAGATATTGACCACTCTCTAAAGTGAAAACTATCCATAGCATTAGTTTGATTTTGTTTAGTATATTCTCTCTGTTCCTTTGAAGCCCACTTCCAAAATGGCTCTAAAGGATTTGAATATCCATAAGTAGACAATATTATATGACCTTTACCTACAACCTCTTGTGTCTGGTAAGGGTGGTTTTCTAAACCTCTTGTGGTTTTTACTATTTCGTATCTAAATAATCTTTGGTTCATAACCTTCCTTTTCTGTTGTTATTTAATTCTAGCAGAACTATGCTATATGTCAAATTCCTAAATTTTCGTTAACTCTTCTAGTCTTTCGTCTTTCTTTCGATTTACAAGTTTTACAAAACAATGACAGACCATCTCTAAACTTTGAATTACTATCAAAAGAACTCGGTGAAAGACTTTGTTTACATAACATACAAGTTTTTTTATCTATCTTGACAGAGTTTTCTTTAATTTCTGAATGGCAGTCTTTACAATACCTGTTGTATCCATCTTTATATTTAGCTGATTTTTCATATTCATTAATAAATTTATTAACAGAACATTTATAACACACTTTTTCTGTAGGATTATATGAAGAATTTAAAAAATTATTTCTAGCTTGTTCGGCCTGTTTTGCTAGTTCTATATCTTTTATACACCAAGTTCTAAATTTATCATATCCAACTGGTAACCCATCATAAGTTTTTCTAGTTGTTATAGTTCCTATGCCAGATTGTATTCTTTGAATTACTTTTTCTGCTATTTCATAATCTATTTCATTACCAATAGATAATCCAGCTTCTACTTTAAGTTGCCTAACTCTTTCTATTGAAACACCCCATTCTTTAGACCATTCCTTAAGTAATTTATTAGGGCTTTCTAAAAATAGAGTTTTTGCCTCCTCCACACTAGGTGCTCTCTTATTAGGCATGATTTACACGAAAAAAGATTTCCTATATGGAGATAGTAATGTTCTATCAGAACCACTTAATGGTGCTACAGATAATGCATCTAATCCTATAGAATAGCTTGCTGAATAATCACCAATTCTTTCATTGGTAGATAAGTTAAAATTACCTGCTGTTCCATCAGTTGTATTTTGGTCAGTTATAGCACTAGGTTCTTGTTGTGACGAAACTACTAATACTGACTCTAATAATCTTGCGGCAGCTCTTGCAGAAACCATTTTAAATACTGTAGGTAAATCAGTAGATAATCCACCACCATGAGCTGTGTATCCAGCATTATAAGTTACTACAATGTTTCTTTCTCTAGCGTAAGACCACCTAATACCTATTCTGCGAAGTCTTCCATTAGGATAGAATACATAATCAGCACTAGAGCCCTCTGTCAATGTAAAATCATCTTCTACTACCGAGGTAATAGACCTGACAGGAACATGTGTTAAAAAGATTTCTTTAGTTTGGTCACCTGTAAATGTTTCAGTGTGTTCTTTATATTCAACATCATATCCAACAAATTGAACAATAGCTTCATCTACAAAAGGTATTAAATTATTTGTTAAATGTGTCTCTAAATCAGTATCAAAATCAATACGAGTATAAGCCTCCACATCGGCTGCGGTTGAGAAAGCCATTTAGACCTCCTTACTTATCTTCGGTATCGAAATCTTTAAATGATTTATCTTCTACTTTTGATTTTTTAACTGCTTTGGTTGCTGGTTTTTTAGCTGCTTTTTTCTTAGCAGGCTTAACTTTTTTACCCCAACCTTGCTCTTTGAGCCAGTCAGTTGGATATTCTTTACCAGCTTTAGCAATTAGGTCAGCTTGTGAAGTTGGCACATCTACTGGGTCACCTTCCCATAGCTTTCCATCAGGTAGCTTATAAATATTTTTTTCTGGAATTGTATACATAATTAAATCCTAACTTATTAATCAAAAAATAATGGTATTAGAAAAGCCCTCCGAAGAGGGCTCTTCTCACTATCGTCTAAATCAAACCTAGAAGTTTGTTATAGAACAGAAAGCTGTTGGTCTGTAAACGACAAATCCCATTCTCATTGTCAATCTGATTGCCAATTGATTCTTCGCAAAGAAGTCACTATGGCTGTCAGATACAGCAAGGTCAATACCTTGTCGCATGACAATTTGAGCAGCATCGCCACCACCGAATTTACCTACTAATGCAGTACCTTCAGCGATTGCTGTGCTTGGAACGACTTTAAGACCCCATAGTCTAGCGGCTACATCGCCACCGAAGCCACCTGCGGCTACAATTAATGGGTTCTTAGAAGCAAGACCTGCGGATGCATCTCCTGCTTGGTCGGTTACAGCAGTAACAATTTGATACCAGTCACTTGGGTGCATAACAACTGAATCAGGTTCAACGAAAGCGTCTTTTCTGATTTCTGTTATTGCTTGATAAATTTGTCCAAGTCTGTTTAATTCTCCAGAATATGAAGAATAGTCAAATGTGTTAATACCAGATTTTTGTAATACACCAGTCAAGTTTGGAGCAGTACCATTACCATTTAGTAATTGGTTGTCCATTCTCAATCTCATCATTGTGGTGAGACGAGAGTTGACATATCCTTGAATACCTGAGACATCAGCTAACAACTCATCTGTCACTGGTAAGAAAGTAGCAATCTTGCGAATGCTTTCTGTTCTTTCAGTGAAAGCCAATGCACCTTCATTTGCAGAGGAGATGTCTCCTGATTCTGCAATTTCACCTGCATTGTTTGTGAAAGTTGTCTCTTCAAGATATACATATGCGTTTTGGTTTGTTGTGATTTGGTCAAACAATCCAATAACAGCATTAGGGTCTCTTAAAGCTGTCTCTAATATTCCAGGTGCTCTAAGGCTCTCTGGTGGATAACCTGTGGTATTAAGTGTTGTTTTAAATTCTGCTTGAGAGTCAACGCCTTTGACACCATTGCTTAAGTATGATTTATAAGCATCAGTGTTTGTGAATTGCTCACCAATTGTTTTAATACCTGCTTGTGGTTCAGCAACTGGCAATTCGTTAACAGCATCGCCATCAACTTCCATTGCTTTTTCATTAGCAGCTTTTGATTCTTCAATCTTAAGCTCATCTAATGATGTTGCTAATTCCTCATTAAGACCTTTAATTTTATTTTTTTGGTCTGATGAGTACTTACCATCTTCAGCAGGAGCATCAAAAACAGATTTGAGTTCTTCACGAGACTTAGCAATATTTTCTCTAAGCTCTTCTACTTTACTCACTGTAAATTATCTCCTATTAGATTACTTATACTTCGTTGTCGGTAGCTTCTACATCAATAGCTTCAGCTATTAATCTTTGGCTCTCTATCCACACATCATCTTCCAAGTCATCACTGTCAACTGATTCGGTGTTATCTACTGGAACTTCTTCAGTAACTATTTCTTCTACTTCATCAGAATCTTCAGGGTTCTCTGTATCTTCTTCTGGTTCGACAGCTACTTCTTCAGTATCGACTGTATCTGTTGGTTCTTCAACAACATCTACAGGCTCTTCAGCTTGTTCTTCCTCTAAGTCAACATTTAATGCTTCTTCGGTTCCAACCTCAGAGATAAATGAATCTATTTCAGTCCATGCATCTATAAGGTCTTCCTGAACTGCCCTTAAAGCCTCAGTTGCCTTGGTTCCTATTTTTCTCCCATCCTTGGCACGCAACATCGCAATGGCGTTAGCTCGTGTCATTAAGTTATTCAATGCGGCAAGCACATCTTTAACTTCTTCTGAGAAAGATTTTTTTTCTTCCTCTGAAACTTCATCAATGTCAGCAGATTTTTTCATTTCTTTTGCACATTTACCTGTTTTGTCATAATCACAGGAACCATATCCCTTGCTACAACAATCACAGTGTTCTGCATTTGCATCATGAGCAACAACTTCTACTGCTGGTTTTTCTTCTGGCTCTTTTTCTATAAAAGAATCTGAACTTAAAGTATCTTTTGTAAGTTCTTCTAATAATTCCTTATTAGATTTAATAGCCATTGTGTATGTATCTTGGTTTGCACCTACAAGTACAGGTGATACCTCATATACTGATAAATCTTTTAAGTATCTAGCATCAACTTCTTTATCATTACTTTTAAACTTTCCTCTTTCGCTATCGTTAACTCTGTAACCAAATGACCATTGTTGTAAGTCACCCATAGCTTTTACTAAGTTATATGCTTCTTTGCCAGACTCAGTATCCATAAAAAATGAACCTTCAAATGTAGCTTTATCGCCATCTTGTTTGATTTCACCTTTACCTATTGGCATATCCCATTTATGAGCCCATACCATTGGAACTGAACCTGATTTAAATCCTGATTTGATAGCTTCTGGAACGACAACATCGCCATCGCTATCTAATGTATTGAAGACTGAGAATACAGCAGAAACTTTTCCTTCTTCTTCTGCTTTAAATTCTAAGTCAATATTTTTAATTTCACTCACGAGTGCATCTCCTATATAAACTGTTAACAGATTTATTTAGGTGCATATAGTATAAACATTAACAAATGTCTTTAAAATGCGTGGTATTTATCTTAAGGTGTGTTTGGGTTCTCTACTTCATTATTTACTTCAGCCATCTGTTTTTTAGATGAGAGTGGATGACTTGAAGGCAATAAATCAGTATCGTATGGCTTTCTCTTAAACTTCTCATTTTTCAAAGCATACAAGAACCCATTAACTCGTGCTAATCCCCATTGTTCTTCAGAATTAACACTTGGTCTTACTGAACTAGGGTTAGTTCTATAAGCACCTACACCCCTATTAAAAACTGATACTAACATTCTCTTTGTTGCTTTATATTTTGGATTACTAGAATTATGGTCTTCGACTTTTTTATCTAGTGCTTTAGAGATTGCAGTAGTAACAGCTTTAGAACTTACTTCATCAGCAATTTTCATTGCTAATTCTCTAGCTTCTTTTCTTCTAGCATTAACAACTTTTTTCTGGTCGTTAATTACTTTCTTCATAGCAGGAACACCCATGTTCAAAACACCACCCCACTTAATTGCGGCAACAACACCAGCTAATCTGTTATTGTTTTGATGTCTTCCCATAAAGCGTTCTCTTCTACGAACCCAGCTAAGTACTGATTCACTTCTATCACCAGATTTATATTTAGACCATCTAGCAAATGCATCATTACCTGTAAATGAGGTTGGTGGGTTTCCACCATTACCACCTCTTCTCCATATTTCTGGGTAATCTTCTTTCAAACTTTTAGCGTATCCAAAAGGAAATTGTTTGTATTTAGAATTAGAAAGAGAAACTTGTTGGTCATCACCAGGGCTTGGAAAATTTGTCCTATCTTTCATTGGTTTTTCCTTTTTAATATTTTCTGGCTCTGTCTCGAATATTTGCTCCATAAGTACTTCAGCTTCCTCTACGCTAACTTTTAACTCTTCTACAATACCATCTATGTATGATTTTTTTGTTCTTTCAAAACTCTCGTGAGAACTACAAGGCATGTAGTAAGTCATATCTTCTATTTTGTGTGTATGAAAACCTGAACAACCAATTTGTTCTGCTCTTCTTTCAGCAGCTTCCTGTGTTGTAAACATCCACATATTTCTTGATGGTGTAAATGTAACAGCTTGTCTTGTGGTTTCAGGAACTGCATCTACAGTATCCATTTTTGCATCAAATAATTCTCTTAATAATTTAGCTTCGTAGCTAGCTTCACTACTAGCAGCTTCAACTAATTGTCCAGCTTGTGGGTCGTTGTTTCTAGTATTTTCTTGTTCTTCTGTAGGTTGTGGTGCTTCACCATCTACAGGAACTTGTAACATATTCATTGGTCTTAAATAAACATTATGCTTTTCATCAACTTCTAAGCCAACTACTTTTCTAGCTTCGCCTATAGTTATCCAACCACCAGCTACACCCATGTTAACTCTTTTATATAAGTCATCCATGTCTGTTTGTAAAGCTCTTACATTTTGAATGTCGTAATCACAAGTTTGACCAGTATCTCCAAAATCAGGAATAAGTAATTGATGTGTTAATTCATTAGCAACTGTTTTCCATAATGGAACTAATCTCTGCTCAGTAAAGAACTCTCTTAGTTCAGCAGTATTGTTATATGTCGCTGCGTCCAAACCAGCTCCGAGTCCAGCGAGAATTGCTGGGACACCTAAAACAGCAGAAACTCTTTCTTCTGGAAGTTTTCTTAATTCAGTTAACTTCATTTGGTCAGGAGAAAAAGAAACAACTTCAACATTCATTGAGCCAGATAACACCATTGGTGCACCTCTGTTTTTACCACCAAACTTTTGTTTGTAAAGTTCAGCAATAGCTTCTGCTTCTTCTCTAGTAGGTCCACCCATTGCATCATTTCTTGGAGAGAGAACTACGCCTGGAACAGCTAAGTTTGTTAATAATGCAGTGGTGTATTGACCTGCTGCTTCATCACCTAATAATTCACGCAGAATAGATTTAAGTGGTGCATGACCTCTTCTGTGGTCATTTGGGTCAATACCTTGTCTAATATGAATAATATCTTTAGGGTCAATTTTTACAGGCTCACCAGATGTTGCATTTTTTTGTGACGCATAATATTCGTAATGTGTAATTAATTTAGAAGTATTACCTCTTACATCTACAAGTCCTGGCATTAAAGGAACAAGTGCAACTACTTTACCATTTGCATTTCTGTTTTTAAAAATAAAAGCATCACCATGAGCATTTAAAGATAAAACAATGTAGTGTGACAAAAGACTTGATGACATAAATTCATTAGGTCTTCTATATAGTTCAGTAACTGGGTGTTTATAATCTACTTCTCTGTCACCAAATACTTGGTCTCTTTTTACAATTTGTAATGCTGGTTCAGCGAAAGAGGTAGCAAGTACATTTAAACATGCGACCACAGCGGAGTTTGCTGTACCATCACCAATTTCTTTTAATTCTGCTGTTTCCCAAAAGCCTGCTGTTGTGTTATATCCATAAACTGAACTATCTCTACTTGATGCAAGGCTTTGATTGTAACTAGCCATTTTCCTAAGCGATGCTTCGCTTGGTCTATTTAAGTATTCCGTTGCTCTTTGTAAAAAACTTTTATTCTCTGCCATTAATATGCCTGCCAGCTTCTCCTCTGAACTAATGCCTGTACACCCAATACTAAAGCATCAACGATGTCATCGTTTCTACCTACAGGAAAGGTCATAAGTTCTCTCTCTAAATCTTCTAACCACGATGCATTAGAACGAAATAACACATCGCCTGCCTCCATCCTAGCCGATAAAGGCATAGCCTGTGTTATTTTATCTTTGCTAGCATCCATTTCTCTAACTCTCATACCTCTACGCTGTGCTTCTTGTATAAAAGTTTTTGTAAATCCTTGTTTTTCCATACAAACATATGACCATTTATATTTTTGATACATACCTTGTATCATTGGAATAATATCTGGTCCTTCAATTTTTAGTCTTTGCATGTCTTCAACATACAGTTTCATATCTGGTGACATTGCATAAGAGATAACAACTGTATAGTCAGATTGTGTATTTGTGGTAACAGCTAAATCGGCACCACCAAAGTGAACCATTTCTCCTGGTTCCCATTGAGAACCACCACCCTTGTAAAGTCTGTCTTCTACTTTAAAGTATTGCATCCATTCAGGTTTCAACATACCTTGACCAGCATCTACAAATTCTGCTAAATATTCCTGTGCGAAAACAATAGAACCTACTTCTGATTTAGCTGAATCAATTTCTTCTGGGTCAATTCTAGGATTATCATAAGTAGAATATTGAAATCTTTCCCAATTAGGTGCTGTCTTTGCAGTTTCCCATAAATCATAAAACCAATTGTTCATACCCATAGGTGTGCTAATAAATAAAGCAGAACCTTTTCTTTCAGTTAATGTAGGTCTTAATACTTCTTGCCAAACATCTGGTTTAATAAAGGCAGCTTCATCCATAACTAAAAAATCCAAACCCTCACCTCTTAATCTTTGAGGATTGTCAGCAGATTTACAAGATATAGCACCACCATTTGGAAAAATTACTTCCATATTAGCTAAAGATATTTTTGGTCTTATTTCTTCAGGAAAAGAGTAAGCAGCGTTTTCTAGTGCCCTCCAACCAACTCTAGCAATTGCAAATGTAGGTGCTACCCACCATGCTCTACCACCATTCAGAGCAACTTCCATACACATATGAATACCAAGTCTTGTTTTACCAAAACGCCTACCAGCACACAATATTTTCCAACGAGCATCTGATTTAGATACCTCTCTTTGGTTTTGGTGTAATCCTGGTAATTCAGGTATGTAGACAGGCATTAAACACCTAGTTCAGATTTTTTCTTTTTTATTTTATTAATATTATTTTCAATTGTAGTAATAGCTTGTTGCCATTGTAAGTGTTCTGTTTGTTGTTGAAGTTTTGAAGGCTCAATCATCTTCATACCAAAGTGTTGTGCTTCTAATTTTTTTAACTCATTTTCAACAATAGTCTTTTTATCTTCATCAGTTAAAAAGTCATACTTTATACTCATCTCACCACCTAAATTTTTTCTTCTTTGCCTTGTTAAATTTACTAATAGAACTTGCTGATAAATCTGCTGGGTCTTTTGTCCACTCTACATCTACAGGTGTTTCAAAAGATATATTTGCAGATATTTGTCTTTTACAAATAAAGTTATCTTTTGGACATAGTATTTCAGGGTCTTCAGTAATTTTATGATTAATTTCATAAACAGTTTCACACCTTAAACATTTATAATCATATCTCGGCATCTCTTTTCAAATAACCTCTTAATAATGCTTGATACTCTTTGTGAGCACCAGCTTGTTGTCTTCCATCAAATATATCATGATGTCTCTTACATAATATCGCAACATTCCATAATTCATTGGATATGTTTCTATTTTTTCCACCCATACCTATAGCTTTGATATGAGCCATTTCTAACCATGTTCTATCTGTACACTCGTGCCACTCACATTGATAACCAGCTCTCTTTAATGCTTTTTCACGAAGTTCAGATTTGTTTATTTTTCCAGTACCTTCTCTTTTCTTCTGACCCATGCCAGAAATACCTGACTCACGACTTCTTCTCTTTTTATATTCTTGCCAAGTTTCTTTTTCAGCATCCCACATAATATTTATATTAACAGGTTCTCGTTATGAATACAGCTCTCCTAAGAGAGCCGATGATGGGAGGAGGTCGGTGTGGAATCCGACTAACATTACCTTATCAAAAAATGTAAAAAGGTGTGGTATTTAAAACACTCACGCCATTTAACACTATGTTAACAAATAAAACTTGAATGTTTGAGAGCTTGTGATAATATTCACAAGATTATGATAGATATACAAGATTACTTAACCCACATGGCTGTTGGGTTAACAGACAGAAAAACAATTGAAGAAGCTAAATGGGGAAAACTCAAGAAAAAAGCTAAAGCTGTTTATGACAGACACTTTGTTAATTATACATTAACAGAAGAAGACTTACCTTAAAAATCCTCATCATCATCTGGTGGTAATGGTGCCATACGCCTTTCTTTGCGTATAGCTCTGCGTTCCCTTTCGGACTTACCACCCCAGATACCAAATCGCTCTCCTCGTTCTAGGGCTTGTTCTAGGCATGGCTCTTTTACTGGACACTTGTTACAAATCTCTTTTGCTTTTTTAGTAGAGCTACCTCGTTCTGGAAACCACCAATCTGGGTCATTCTCTGGATATTTTACTTGATTACACAATCCATCTGAGTACCACTCTGGTACATTAAGAACTTCTCCTAACAAACTAACAGAATAATCATCATTAGACATACATCTCTCCCATTACTATATAGGGGAAAACTTTTAGAGCAGCATTTCTCCCATTCACATACATAACTCTACATAAATTTATTAAGTCTTAA